GGCCTGATCCTACTGAGCATGGCCCGGCTTCGGCCGGGCCTCCCTCTTCCTGATTCTTTTCTCTTCGGAGCTGTGCGATGTCTGGTAACACGATTCAAATGGGGCTGGGTAAGAAGGGCGTCGTAAGTGACGACAACATGCTCGGTCAGGAAGCCTGCTTTCAGGGTGTCAACCTTGACGACCCAAATTTCCCAGTGCTGGACTCTGGCACCACGATCAAAGCGATCCTGGTAAAGAACGATTCCGGCGGTACACTCGCGTCAGGACTTGGTGTGACCTACAAGAGCGGTGGGCTCGGCAAGAAGATCGGTGCCCTGTCCGGGGCCAACGCAGTCTGTGACGGCGTGGTCGACCCGTTCCTCGGGGCGTCTGTGACTGTCGCAGACGGTGAGTTCTTCTGGCTGTGCGTTGAAGGCCGGTTCGACGTTGAAGTCGGTGCTGGCGACCTCGCGGCCAACGGCGTCGTACAGACTCTCGCTAACGGCAAGTTCGGTACAGGCACAGCCGGTACCAACCCGATCGGTCACTGCGGTAAGGCCAACGAAGCCGGTACTTCCGGCGGTCGAGCCCTTGTCGCGTTCAACAACCCATTCTCGGCTATCAAGCCGTGCTGCTGATCCTCTTTGCGGGTAACTCCCGCTACGGAAGGTGGTGATCCCTCATGTCTGAGCAACCACGTAAACCCCCGGCTGGTATTCACAGCCAGTCAACAGTGCAGACCGTGCATAGCGGAAATCCCATTCAGGTGCCGTTGAAGCCAATGACACGACCCTGATCATGACTGAACCGCAAGAAACCCAAGGGCAGGCAGCTCAAAACTGCCTGCCCTTTCTCGTTGATAAGACTTTCTGTATCATCTGTGGACTTCCAGTCAACGAGGTGAGCCCCAGAGGTGCGTGTATGAAGTGCGATGACGAGACACAGGTAGCGGGCACAATCGCCACGCTCGCCAAGAAGGTACCGCAGGGTACGTTCAAAGACGCTCTAGCCGAGGTACGTAAGCAGGGCCGACCAACTACGCTGGACATCGCAGAAGCCGCCTTCGAAGAACTCGGTGGGGCCGCTAACCTCGGCAAGATGATCGCAGAAGACTTGAAGAAAATCAGGGGTGACCATCTCGACGACGAGTTGAAACAGTTTCACGACGTTGACGTTAAGACGTTGAAGGGCCTGTACGACGTTCTAGTCCGCCTGTCCTCCGAGCGGGACAAGATGGTCGGCGAGTCCGGAGATCCGCTTGATGGTGTATCTGAAGATGACCTGATGAACATTGCCAGCGTGTCTGCGATGATCAGACTTGAGACGGACCCGGGGTTTCGTAAGCAGTTGCTTGATGCAATCGTACCGCTTGACCCTGAAGCCGTCCTCGACGCGGCCGGGGAGGCAATCAACATTATCGAGGCACGACCAAAGGTTGAGGTGATCAATGCCGAGTTTACTTGACATGCTTGGTTACGCTGGCAACCTTCTGGATCTGCCTGGGTCATCCGTGCGAGACCTGTTGAGCGGGAACAACCCGTTTGACCAGTGGGCTACGCCGTTCTCGTCCGACAACAGAGCGACGGGCCGGGACGTACTGCGGCCGTTCCTGGGTGACAACGAAGAGACTGGCATGTCCGGCTGGATCTCCAACCCGATGGAGGGCGTGAAGGACATTGCTGGTTTCGGGCTGGAGATGGTTGCGGACCCGTTGAACTTTGTCTCGCTGTCGCCACTGTGGCGAGCACTGAAGGGGCGTAAGGCGGTTAGAGGAGCGAATGCTGCTCAAGAGGCCGCTAACGCGGGTCGGTATGGGTACGTGAATGCAAAGCTGTTGGCGGACGATATGTTGGGCGGTGTGGTTAGCGAAGTAGCGAACCCAATGGCCGAACAGGCCGGGCCAAAATTGCTCGGATACACTCCGGCCCCGGAGAGCTGGAGATACCCCGGTCGTGAGACGATGAGGCATGGCGGTTACCCTTGGGAAGCGTCGGCTACTCCGGAGCATCCGTACGGGATGTTCGACATCAACTACAAAGGAATCGGCGAGGGGGGTCAGATGTACGGCCCTGGGTTCTACAAGGCGGACGTAGACCCTACGTCAGAACACTACCGGGATTTGGTGCAGAAGCGAATGGACGCTAAGTCTACGCCGTTGGGTTCTCTACGGCAGACTGCTGCGGACCTGATCGACAACGAGGGAGACTACGGCCCCTCGACAAAGAATTGGACAAGTTTTTCGTCTGCAGCCCGGGCGGGCTTGGCAAAAGAGCCGTCGCCCTTGAACGATCCCATTTCTCGGATACTGGACTATGTGGATAGTCTACCATTAGATCGCGGCGGGCATCCGTTCGACCAAGCCGTAAGAAGACCAAGCGATCTCTATGGTAGGCTCCTCGACGAGGTGTCTGGGGGCACGGCCCCTCCCGGCCTCTGGGAGTCCTCGCTCGTACAACATAATCAGAAAGCGAGGCTCTACACGCTTGACGCACCAGCAGGTACCAAAGCCCGGTACATGGACTGGGACGCCCCGCTCTCGGAACAGCCGCAACCGGTGCGAGACGCTCTCTCGGACCCCATGAATGTACTTGACCCAGATACGCATAAGGGGCTCAAAGACATGTTTTCCGCAGCGGAAAAAGCTCGTACTCTTAAACAACAGGCGAACCAGATGGAGAAAGAACTGGGCATATTTGTTGATCTCCGAGATACGCCTGCGTACACCCCGGAGATGAAGGCCCTCGCCAAGGAGAAGTACGACGCCTACGTAAAGGTGACGGATGATGAGGAGTTCTATGACATCCTGTCTCGTAATCTGCAGGAAGAACTTGCCCAGAAGAACCTGCCCCATGACCTACTGCATAAAGCCTTCAATTCTCGGAAACCCATCAGCTTTGAGGAGGCTTGGAATAGCATGGACGGTGAAGCTGCGGCTGACGCTTTGATGGGGAATCACCCGTCGGACGCGAGTCTTGCGGATGCGGCGGGACTGCGGGAACGGGGTGTACCCGGGATGAAGAACGACTCAAGCATTTCACCTGGAACTAAGAATTACGTTACATGGGACCCGGAGCTGATCAAGCAGTTCAGGATTCGAAAGATCGACGGGCAGGAGGTGCCAATCAATCCAATGTTCGGCCCGGTCCAGCAGCCGCAGCGTGTCATCCCGCAGGCCGCGGAACCTGATTTCATCAGCGTCATCAACCCAATGGCTCCGCAGCCGCTGCCGGGCTTGGCTAAACCCGCAATGCAGGGCGCGGCATACCAGGCTCTGGCCCGGTTCAATTCGTACGGAGGGTCGTTGTGAGTTCGCTAATTGATCGTATCAAGTCATCACTCAGTGAACGGCGAGACCTGCAGACAGGGTTGGCTGCGGCGGCGAAAGTCGCCAAAGCCAAGTTAGACGCCCTTGAGCTGTTCAGACCAACGTCCTACCAAGAACAAGTAGTTCTGTGTGATGCGTCAGAGATACTTGTACAGGGTGGTACGCGATCGGGGAAGTCCATGATCGTTGCCGCGATGGTCGCCTCATACCTACGCAACAAGCCTATCACGTTCGCAGACGGTTCTAAGCATGACATGAGGGAGCCCGCCTGGCGGGGCCGAGCGACAACCGTGTGGCTATGCGGTTTGCAATTGAACCACATCGGGCAGACCCTGTATCGATTGCTCTGCAAACCGGGGGCTTTCGACATGGTTCGCGATGCAGCGACAGGTATGTGGAGGGCTTGGCAGCCGGGCCGAATACCCGGTGATGAGAACATTTCGCCGGATGAGCGTAAGCCAGCACCGCCGTTCATACCTGTGTCAGAGTTGATGGGGAAGCCGGTGTGGGAGAATGCAGCCGCGAATGAGTTCAAGTCTTTGACGATGAAGGACGGTTCGATAGCGTACGCCTTTGCTTCCACGGGTAATGTTAAGCGGGGCGATCCGGTAAATCTGGTGTGGATCGACGAAGAACTTGCATCTGATTCTGACCATTATTCGGAGTTTCAAAGCCGTCTATCTGACCGCAAAGGTCGTATCTATTGGTCGTCATGGCCAAACATGAAGACCCCATCGTTGCTGGCCCTCAAAAGAAGGTGTGACGAACAGCGTGATGAGTTCCATGCCGGGGTTAGGAAACACCTAGACGCGACAAACTTTGTTTTTCGTGGTTCTGATTCTCCGTTCATTGACGCAGACGAAAAACGTAAGCGAGCTGAAGGCTGGACCGACGAGCAACGCCGAGCCCGAGACTTCGGAGAGTTTGTCGTTGACAACATCCAGGCATATCCTGAGTTCAACAAGAAGTACCACTGTGTTGACTACGGGGACAACAGCCCGCTGAATGACAAAGTCACAGAAGCGATGCGGAAGCTCAACTGGAACGTACCACATAACTGGTCGGTCGACTTGATCCTCGACCCGGGTACGCAGCGTCCGGCCTTGCTGTGGGGTGCTATTCCGACGCCAGACTTCTGGGACGACGGGGAACCGTACTACGTCATTTTCAGGGAGATGGCTATCCCCCGGGTAGACGCGGCTGAGATGGCTAAGCGGACCAAAGCGGCTGATCCAGGGCGGCATTATTCCCGGTTTATCGGGGACGCCAAGGCCGGTGGCCAGACGCCGATGGGGTTTTCCTGGACAGTTTTCGACCAGTACACCCGTGAGTTCCAGCGAGAGGGCTTGCGGTGCCAACTCACAGGTGATATGTTTCTCAGGAGTGAGACTGTATGGGTGACCCGGTCCATGAAACTTCGCAAGTGGATGCGTACACGAAAGTGTGGTCGTCCTCAGCTTCGCGTGGTTCCACACATGTGCCCGGTGTTGTGCAAACAGTTAGAGACTGTGCTGAAGAAGGTTTCTAAGGAAGACATCCAGGACAAGTTGGCGGAGGGGCAAGTACATGACGTGCTTGATACTTTGGAATACTGGGCCGGGTTCGACCCTGAGTTCCTCGCACCGCCTCCATCTGCGGGTCCGATAGATCCAGGCCGAGCAGCGTTCGATGCAGACCAAGCCTACCTGAAAAGGTTCTTCAAGCAGGGCGAACAGAAAGAAAAAGGGCCGATCGTACTCGGCGTACCATAACCCCCAGATGGAGAAGACGGTGTTCCTGAAAGACCTTATTCGAACTGTGAAACTGGACGACGTGGAAATCCACATATCGCTCGGTGAGACCGTGTGGTACTTCGGTGCCGCTCAGATCTCAGACAAGCCGATCCCCGCGACGATTCAGTCGTTCGGCGAAGACAACATGGTTGACCTGCTCTACCACGAGCAGTCCACCGGGAAGCCGATGCTGCTACGTGGCATCTGCATGGAGACCGACCCCCGTCTTGCGAACATGGTTCACAAGAAGAAAGGGTCTTGGTGCCCACGAGGCTCTTGGTCGTTTCTTGAAATCAAAGGCTGATCATGATTACGGCAGAGCAAGTCCAGCAGTATTTGCTGGGACCAATCGTCAATCAGTGGTTCGCTCGTTTCGCCGCTGCAGAGCGTGCGAAGGATCGATTCACGGTGATGGCGAAGCTCTGCCGTCAGTTCCTTGGCTCCTCAGCTAAGGCGATGTGGGAGGACTCTTTCCGTAAAGAGTTCTACCCACAGATCAGCCAGCCGCAGTTCATGGTGTCGCTCAATAAAGCTTTCGAGCTTGTAGCGATCATTGGGCCGTCGTTGTACTGGCAGAACCCGGTACGAGAGGTTCGCACGGCAGACAAGCCGGACCAGGTATCTATTGCTCAAGTGATGGGTATGCTGGACGAGCAACTTCTCGAACAGGTCAAGCAGCAGCAGGACGCAGACGAGCAACAGAAGATGCTGGCCAATAGCCTCATGACTGTCGTGCTCGACTGGATCATGCGAGAACATCCGGCCGGGGTGAAGTCAGACATTGAGCTGATCATCCAGGAAGCTCTCGTCACAGGCCGTGGTTGCGGTTGGACCGAGACGTATTCTAACAGATCGACGGGCGAGCCGATGATCGGCACGTTCTACGATACGGTAGACAACTTGCTGATCGATCCAGACGCACGTGACCCTAAGCTCCGCGACGTCCGCTGGATGTCACGCAGACACTGTGAGCCAGCGTGGGTTGTTGAACGCCGCTTCGGCTATCCGCCGGGCTATCTCGAAGGCCGGGGTACTCATGTCAGTTCCGAGTGGATCAGCAAGAACGTTGCTGACACTGGCACCGTGAACAACCTCTACAAAGATATGATCGAGTGGTACGAGGTCTGGTCTATTGGCGGGGTCGGGGCTCGTGTAACAGGTGTCCATGGACAGCTCGGCCAGGCTCTTGACCAACTGACCGGCGACTACTGTTACCTCTGCATGACTCGCGACGTACCGCACCCGCTTAACCTACCGCCGCTGCTCGTCAACACTGGCGGGCCTGACGCGATCCGCGAGGCTATGAAGTGGCGAACGTCACGGTACGGCTCGGTGTTCGAACTCTGGCGTGACCGCCGATGGCCATGTGAGATGATGGACTTCTACCCTGTAGCGGGTACGTGTTGGCCGATGGCTGTGCTCGGCCCGGGCATCGGTAGCCTGCTCGCCATGAACATCTTGCTGGTTTCTCACCTCCAGATGAGCTGGGACCGCCGTCGAGACATCATCGCTATGAACGGGGCCTATGCAGCCGAAGCCGAAGCCGCCCTAAAAGGCGAGAACAATCCGGCAATCATCAAGATCAATGCCGCGTCACAGATGGGCATTGGCGACATCGTAGCCTTCGTTCAGCGGCCCGAGGTACAGGGTAACCTGCTGGAATGGATTCAATACCTGGACAATCAGTTCCAGATGGCTACCGGGCTGGACGACATCCACTACGGTATCAGCCAGAAGCAAGCTCGCGTCAACAGCGACGTAGAGGCTAAGCAGAAAGCAGCGAACGTACGGCCCGAGAAGATGGCCGGTGACGTTCACCAGTTCGTTGTGGAATGCTCTCGGAAAGAGAGTTGGCTTGCGGCCATGTACATGAAGGGCGACCAGCTTCGGCCGCTGCTTGGTACATGGGGTGCGTTGGCCTGGGACTCAATCGTAGGCTCGATGACTCCGGACCAGTTGTTCCGGGAGATGGAAGTCTACATCGAGGCCATCGACATGCAGCGGCCTAACCGCGACAAGGACATGAATGATATGGAGAAGGTCATGCCGTACCTTCTACCAGTCCTGCAGATGTACGCTCAGACTACAGGCGATGAGAAGCCGCTCAACGCGATCACAGCACGCCTCGGCGACATCATGCAGATGAAGGACGTTGAACAGTTCTACATGGGTCCATGGACTCCAGCCGCTGACCCAGCGATGCAGCAGGCTCAGCAGCAGATGGCCGCTCTTGAAGCTCAGAAGACTCAGGCCGACATTGAAGAAACCAAGGCCAAGACAATCGGCCGTATGATCGACGCTCAGTACAAGCAGACAGGGGCCAACGCTCCCGCTGCTCAGCGTATGAAGTGGACTGAGCTTGAGAATCAACAGAAGATGCGTATGCAGGAAGAAGCTCACCTGCAAGACATGGTTCACCAGCAAGAGCTACTGGACATTCAAACCCAGGCTGCGAAGGTGGCCGCTAGATCAGGACAGAAGTAATGCTCACGCTCAAGGTAGAATCAGACGGCTCACCGGAGGACGTCAACCAGATCGTATCCCTGGCCTTCAATACCGGCATGACGGTTGAGATGACTCTGCCCGACGGCAGCACTGCAAAGGCGACACCGGCCCAGGTGCTTGAGCAGCAAGCGGCTCCAGCCGAAGCCGCCCCCGAAGTTGACGAGCCGCACCCCGTGTTGGAGGCGGAACAAGTTGACATTGTTCTTGACGGGGCCGAGATTCAGAAAGTCGAAGAAGCCCTCAAGAATCTAGTACCTGCTGATCCGCCAAGCGTGGAACCAGTAGCGGAGCCGTCTACAGAGGCGGTTCCGTCAGCAACCCCAGTTGAAGTTGTGGAGTCAACCCCATGAGTCGCTTTACCTCCAGACGTGAACAGCTCGAATACGACGCCGTTGAGCAGGCAGGGCCTGAAGCGGTCGAAGCATTCGAACGAATGATAGCAAGCGGAGAGTCCGTCTCTATGGCGGCTACCCTCGCAACACGGACGCCGCCCCGGACGGGCGTGGATGATCGGATGACAATGGCTAACGGGCCAAAGGCGTCCGAGATCTTCAAGAGCGAGCCATGGATGCTCGACCTGTACAAGAAGAACTACAAGGCCAAGACCGGGGAAGACCTGCCAGCAGACGCGATCGTGTATCGTGGTCTCGCTGACTTCCCCGGAGACCCGGCCGCGATCGTTACGCACAAGCACAGTCTGTCCGAGGTCAAGAAGGCTATGGCAGAACGTAACGTGCGTGTCGAAGGCGACTGGGAGAATCACCAGCGGCAGCAGGCCCCGAAGCCGCAGGAAGAGGTTATCAACGCCCAGGTCATGAATCGTTACAAGGCCGAGTATCGTCAGCTTGACGAGTACGCCCGTGTTGACGAACGTGACCTTGAGGCGGAGATCATTCACAATCACACCAAGGTTGTCTCCGCCGACGAGGTGATGAATACCCCGGCGTCGATCAGTGACGCATACGACAAAACCTTTGCCGGTACGCCTTGGGCGGCGAAAGAGTAAGAGATGATCAGCGTAGCCGACATGATGAGTCATATCGCCGTGCAGATTAACAGTCCGCTGGACCGTTTTCTGGAAGCGAAGGTACGTACCGCCGTGTTGGCTGGCTGGTCTCGCTTGATGTCCATGCACGAGTGGGCGTACTTTCATAGGCTGGGTACGCTCATCACGTTCGCTGGCCAACGCACTGGTACTGTTGATTTTGACTACGATACACGTCAGGTCACTTTGACAGATGCGACCTGGCCAACTGACGCGGTGGCCCAGCACATCCGGCTTGACCAAAACTGGTACCCGATCTATCGGCGTATCAGTGACACAGTTATCGAGCTGTACTCAGGCAAGCACCCAGACGACGATCTTGCTGACGTTGAGTACCTGATCCAGCAAGTTATGTATCCGCTGCCGAGCGATGTCTCGGACGTGGTGCAGGTACTTGAAGGTACTCAGAACATGCAGCTCCAGCGGTTGAACCTTCTTGAAGCGTTTCAGATTCAGGAAGGTTTCGCCTGGAGTCCGGCCCTTCCCACCACGTACGCCCTCGTTGCGGACACAGCAAACCCGCAGCGGTGGTGCATGTGGATTCCCACAGAGCAGACTCAGCGAACGAGCCTGCAGTACATGTACGTCATGCGGAGACCAAGTAATGTCCTTGTTAGAGAAGCTCGTGGAACAGTTTCGGTCTCAGGAGGCGTGGCGACGTTTTCTGAAAGTGTGGTATCGGCCCTGTGGAACGGTGCCTTGCTGAGAGTGGGTACTGACGATTATACTCAGCCAACCGGGGACTTTGGTGATGTCCCCGGGGTTGACGTGTTGTTCAACCGGGACTGCACTGAGGTGAGGGTCCTTGAGGTACTGACAGCAACCACATGCCGGATCAGCAATACCACGCTGATGGCAACGAATGTTGCGTACGTAGCGTCAAGCCATATCGACGTCTGTGACGGTGCGATGGAGACGCTGCTCATGCGACTCTGTGAGGATGAGTATGGGGTACGCCTTGTTGGGAACCATTCAGAACGGCTGGTGTCGGCTAATCGGCTTGCTTCTGCCTTCAACGATGCGAAAGCATCTGACGGTAGGCATGTTAGAAATAAAGGTTCGGAACGGCACTGGTACGGACTCAGACTACGAGACGTTGGCCGAGTTACGAACGAGAGCTGAACTGGAGTGTGTCCCCACTCCGGATCTACTCAGTGAAGTGATGGGCCGGTACGATGCCGCCTACTTTGTCGGGACAAAAGATCTCACCAGTGAGGAGAAAGGTATTTCCTACGCGGTGATTGGTGATTCCCTCAGACGCATGGGACTTAATGACTGGGTCCGCATTAACACCTTCAAGGAATTTCAGACATGACGTCCACGGTTACAGCAACGGCCCTGAGCTGTAAATGGATCAATGAGGACAAGCATTACGCCGTCGTTGTTCGTGAGGACAAGAACGGTATGGAACACAGTGTCCGGTTTCCAGACCGCAAGGAATCCGGAGCAAGGGTCAAGGTTAAAGTATGAGTGCTCCAGAGTGGAACATTCTTGACAGGACTGTCCGGGTCATCAAAGAGATGGCTGGGAAAGGAGTCTTCACGGCTAGTGGAGGCGAGCTTGTCAGGAGTGTACCACCCCAAGCCGTGCTCGTCTGGAAGGTCGTCGAAGGGGCAGGCGACAAGCGTGACGAAACCGGCCTGCGAAACATCAGTCTGCCCGCCATCACAGTGACAGCCCTCGGGGCCAAGTCTACTGTGGGGGCCGGGCTGAACTGTGCGGACGATGAGGCCGTGCGTGTCGCCATACAGATCCTCGACCACAATCCGTTCAACCACGACAAGCCGATCCGGACCTATATGGACTGGATGGCCGCTATCAGATTAAAGTTTACTGCCGTCCCGAATCCTTTCCAGCAAGACGCTGATGTCGAGGTGTATGACCCATACGTCGTTCACCCGCTTGATCGTCTGCCTGCGGAAGCCCAGAGTCTCGTTAGACAGCAAAACCAAGTTGCGATCTTTTCGTTTCTCGTAATGGTGAGGCACCACAGGTAGCCATGGCAATAAGCACAGCAATCAATGCCCGAATGATGATCAACGCCAAGAAGTTTTGCTTTGCAAAGTTTCTTGACCAGACCACGACTGAGCGTATCCAGAACCCAGACGCGATCTGCGGTAACAGGGACCCACTGCTCGACCGCACGCTGACTGGTCGTCGGAAGATCATGTTCACGACCTTCCACGATTTCACCGTGCCGATCCTGGCTGAGCTTCTGCCGCTGGCGGGCACGACTCTCGCGAGTACGACCTACACAGCCAACCAGACCATCAGTTCGATTCCGATTGTCGTTGACAAGGTCGGCAAGATCCACAAGTACACCGCGTGCCGGATGAACCGGATGATCATCCGAGGCCAAGTCGGCACACTACCTTGCTCAATCGAGTGCCAGTGGATCGGAGAGGACGAGACCGACGGTACGTCCGAAACATGGACTAACGGTACGGTTGACGGTATCTTCGGGTTCCCCGGAGCCACGTACGAGATCGACGGAACCGCTGTCGACTTTGACAGGTTCGCTTTTGTCATTGACAACAAACTCATTCCGAGCTGGAACTCCAGTGCGACTGTCACCGATGTTGGCACCGGCCCTCGGCAGACCCTGCTTGCCACGTCGGTCCCGTACGTCAGTGCAAACACTGGGCTGTACTGGGACAACCGAGATACGGTAGCCGCCGGAGTCGACCACGCCCTGAGCATCACCAACGGTGAAGACACCGTGCAGATCAATCTTCCTAACGCGGTCCTCATCCCAGAGTCCCCATCGATTGAAGGGGCTCTTGAAGAGATCCGACTTCCGATGACATGGGAAGCCCACCGTATCGGCGGCGGGTCACCAGTCGCCGCCTTCAACATCGTGGTAACCAACGGATGATCCCAGAGTCACTGGACGATGGTTTCACAGTGGAGCCTGTAGAAGGAATCTTCTGCAGGCCCATGCTGTGGGAATCCAGGAGAGAGTGGAAGCGTATTGCCTCCGAAGATCCAGAGGCAGCGTGGCACTTCATTCGTACGTCGTACGTGACGCACGTCAATTCCGTCGTACTTGAAGACCACAAGATCGCCGTGATTCAAGCAGTGTGCGGATACACGTCAGCCCAGGAGTCGGAAGACTTTCAGGGGCTACATGATTCGGTGTACCTGCACTACGTCAACCCCGGACTTAGCACGCTCGACTGCCAGACTTGCAGAACGTACTTCACTGACAACCTGACAGGCGAACTGTATATTGCGGCCGACGGGCTGCCGAAGTATCTTCCGAAAAACGCGAAGGCCCTTTGTGAGACAGGCCAGTGTGCCAAGGTACATTGGTCTGATCCTATCGGCCTAAGCAATGGACGTTGGGCAAAAACATGGCGGCACTACTGGCTGTTTCGTGACAGCCCGAAGATGATGACTGACCCCATCTTTCGGCGGAATGCAGCACTGATAAGATGGATTGTAGACTATGGACGCGATCGCAGATTTGATCCGTATATTGGCAGAAGCTCCCATGGAGGAGCCGCCAATGTCCCGGCCGAAGGAACTGATCGACCGGTTCACAATCGAACGTGTGGCTCAGGAGGGGGTTGTCCCGGCGGGTCCTGCGGTACCGGGTGCTCGTCCATCTGAGCCTCAGCCGACAGTTGGGCCTAACGCAAGTCCTACAAAGCCAGAGACAGCCCCCGGACGCACGGCTGTGCCAATCCCCGGCCAGCCGTATTCCCACTCACTAGCGAGCCCGTCTACGGCCTCATTGCAGGTCGGAGCCTCAGCCGATCCGAAGACTGGCGTGCCTAACGTTGGTATGCAGGTCAGCGTAAAACTCGCTGAGCCGCAGAGCATCTCTCCCCGTGAGCCCCGAGTGCCGCAGGTTAGCAGCGGCCGAACTGCAGATCCGCAGGTACAGGAGCAGATCTCGGGCCAGCAGGCGGGTCCTGTATTCAGGGCAACTGAGTCCACAATTCCGGCCAACCCATCAGTCGTGCGGCCGCAGGCCGTGCCGCAGAGTCAACCGGCTCAGCCTTCACGAACGCCCGGAGCCCCGGCGACACCGGCTGAAACCAGGCCCTTTATCGCAGGCGAGGCCCGGGTCTTGGCTGCCACCACGCTTGCCGGTCGGGCAGCCACACCTACCATCCTCGAACAGATCTCGGGTATTCCAGCGAGCCTGCGTGTCACTCAGACCGTAGAGGCAAAAGCCTCGCCAACCCCAAAAACGAATGTTACAGTAATCGTACCCCCAGCGTTTCCGATGGACCCGGCTGAAGCCTTTCGTATGGTGGACTCGCAAGAGCTACCGCCGTGGCAAGGGAGCGACCGGGACATACCTGCGTTTAAGACCGATGCAGGTAACCTTGAGTCGACGGAGCAACTTGTAGCACGATCGTACATGCAAGCCGAAGGTAACCGGTCAGACGTCGATAGGTGGGCTCTATGATTTTCAAGTACGGATCTTACTCACACGACCAGAACGAAGTGCTTGTCCGCGTATCAGTTGACGCGATCATGGACAAGTTCATGCGTCGAATGGGTGAACAGATCGAGTTCACAATCATCGGAGTGAAGAAGGTCAGCGATGGGGCAACGCCCGCTTTGACACAAGCTGCTCTGACTGCAGCTCTGCAAGGTCTGACTGATGCGTACAACGTTGACTACCAGGACTTCGGCTTGTACTTGGATAACGGTGCCGCGACGCGGCACATCGTCACTAATGCCGAGACCTTTGGCGGTGTGAAAGTCGTCAAGCCGCCGACGTTCATGAATCCACCGTGGGGAGGCAGAACCGAGTATCTGAACTCCCGCATGTACTACGTCGTCCTGCGGGCGGAGATCCGTGTCGGAGAGGGCTTGTACGCTTGGGACCAAAAGATCACGATCAAAGGGACCGGTGGTTCTAAGTGGCGATACAGCCCGAGGGAGGTAGGCTCCCCTGAAGCTCAGACATTGCAGACCGCTACGTCGTTTTGGTACATCCAGGAAGGATCTGCGGTTGGACGCAAAGAATACGTCGCCCCAGATGACCCGCTGTTCTCCGGCATCGAGCACGAAGAAGAACGTATCATCACCTACGAGTCTCCAAAAGACATCCGGGTCGATAGCGATCCCGAGATGTTTGTGACGTCCTGGCGGTACATGATGGAAGCCACAACAGACGCCGGGTTCACCGCGTTCGACGTACCTACTGTGGATACCCTGCTATGACGTGGTCGTTCACAAGTATCAACAGCCCGGTTGAGTGCGTCTACACGCAGACGACAGGGTTTAACCCAGACGTAGCGTTCCTGCGAGCCAACCCGCAGGTAGCGAACATTCCGTCGTACGGGACGTTGTCGTTCACGTGGGGAGCAACCACGATCACGTTGCCCAACTGCATCGTGGATCTCGCGTCTCTCCGGCTCACCGAAGACGGCCGGTACATCACGCTCAAGGTGCTCGACCGTCGAGAGCTTTGGAAGTATGTTGCACCGATCAGCGGTGAGTACAACGTTGTCCGAGTGAATGACTACGTGACGGGAAAAAAGAAAACTCTCCGCCAACTCGGAACAATCCTCATGACTGCTCTTGGCGAGGGCAGTGCCGATGTGTCAGCATTACCCACAGACATCTACCCGTCAGTCTCGTGGGAGTGTGAGAGCGTTGTTGACGCAGCAGAAGCACTCTTCAGCGAGTATGGATACTCGGTAGCACTCGGGTTTGGCTCTGAGACTGTCACCGTGGTGAAGCTCGGCACCGGTGCTACCCTTTCTACGACGGATCGATTCGTTGGGTCAGACACGATCGACGCCAAGTTCGCACCTCGATACGTGCGTAACTGTTTCAAGCCTTCAGTGGCTCAGGTACGCCTGAAGCTAGAAGCCGTGGGGCTCGACATTGACGGGGCTTGGTACCCAATAGATGACCTGTCATTCATGCCAGTCGGTGGGTGGGGTAAGACGCCGCCGTTTAGTCTGCCGGGGGCTGTTGACGGTCTCACGGACGCTCAGAAGATCGAGGCCCAGGCATACGTCCGTAAGGCGTACCGAGTCATGGGTTTCGCCGACGGCACATGGGACATACCAGTCGGAGGCGGAAGCGTTACCGGGCTGGACGTGATCCTGCCTATTCAGAATCGGCTTCTTGCAACAGAGGACATCCGGGGGGAGGAGTCCTATTCGCCGTTTAGGATCTACGGTAAGTACGTTACGTTACCGAATGAGAAGGGGCAACCCGCAGTACCAGTAACGACAACGGTCAGCGACCGGGTAGTCGGCAGGCAGTATCATTTCGATGGTGAGAACGGGATTCTCTTTTTTGAGGACCCGATTTTCTATGTCAACGCCGATGAATACAAACCTGCTGAGTTGTACCTTGAGTGCACAATCCAAGTCAGAAGCTCGACCAATTTTCAGTGGCAGCACTACGAGTACGATGTGGAGATTGTGCCGACCGGGACCGGATATCACACGGTAAAACACGAGCTTAGGGCTGAGACGATCGTCGAGTACGACACCTCACACGTAGTCACTGGGTCGACTACAAATCAAGTTGCCCTGGACGCGATCGGGGACGCAACCGCCGCTGCGGTAGCCGGACTGTTTGTCACTTCCGCAAGTCAGCATGTCGTCTACAACAAACCGAAGTTGAATTTGAGATGCGACGGTGCTAT